GGATCAGTGCGCCGTTTGTGGTGGCTGCACTGTTCAAGAAATATGGCGTGGCCGGGGCTGGTGGCTGCACGGTGGCAGTGACTGTTCCTGAAACGCCTTGCGTCCCAGTTGCCTGCACAACTGGAGTCACCTCGGTTGCATACGAGCCGGGCACAATCGTCCACGTTTGCGTGCCAGATGTACGCGCAGTACATCGCACCCTGAACCACTTGTATGGGTTTACCGACACTTCCCACAGATAGGCTGGTGATGCGGATAGATTCCCTGTTGTTGTTTCTGCTGTGTTCGCGTTAGACCGCGCAGCCTGGATGACACCCCAATTCCCATCAACGCCGTTAGTCGAATTGTTAGACACCTCAAACGTGCAGTTCATTGTTGAGAATGTCCCATGAACTTGCAGCGCAAGCCCAGAAAACCGCTGGCAGTCAACATATACCTTCCCAGCAATAGCCGATATGTCGCCCGTAACGGTGGCGTAGCTGGCTGGCTTGGACGCTACTTTTAAGCGCCCCTCTTCGTCCAAGTTGAGAATCGTCAGGTCGCCATCAGTCGCAGGGCTTGAATCTGTGTCGCGCCTACGCGCAAGCATGATGTGCCCGGCACTGCCTGGGGTATATGGAGAGTTTGAGTTGTCAACCGTCCCAACAAGGGCTGTCAGCAGGGTTTCCAGCGCCGCCACAGTTGCCTCTGTAGCCGCGCCTGTTGGCAGTGGCAAAGCAGAAGCAGATACGGGCAAAGCGCTTGCGCGTAGCTCTGCGTTTGTCAGCCCCGTGACGCTCTCTGGGAAGTTGTCGATTGACACCGTGCCCGATACGGCTTGCGTTGCGGGCAGATTGTTGACAGAAACAGACGCAAGTGCCACAGGCACCGGGTTGGCCTCTGACACGTCGCCATCGTTGACGCCATCGTCACCAAGCGTGAGCTTGAAGCGCTGGAACTTCACGCCATTGATGTCGTCAGTGGCAATCATGTCGCTGTTTGGAAGCTGGGTGTTGTCGCTCATGTTTGCCTCTTATCCTGCCGAAACAGTCACAGTGGTGCCCGCAGTTGAAATCGTTTGCGAGAGTGACCCCGCCGTGCGGCTAGTGGGCGTTACCACCAGGTCAACACCGATACCGTGTAATTTGCTGACCTTGGTCAGCTGGGCCAGCTCGGCAGTCAGATCAGCCCGCACTGCCGCTGCAATGTCTGCTGCGCTGGGGCCGGTGCTGCCTGATGTGCTGTACCCAATCGCAATCCCCGGTGTCTGGCGGTCAATCTGAATGTTGAACGCGCCCACCGGAAACACAAACGGGTTGCCAGCAGGCCCACTCTCGGTCTTCAGAACGCCATCTGTCACCGCCAGGGTATGGTTTGCTGCTTGCGGGATGATGGCCCAGCCGTCCGCATCGTTCAGAAACAGGTACAGCGGGATGTCGCTCTCGTCCCGTCCCACCGTGCGCAAAGCAGGTAGGTATTTGGAGTTGTCCTCAATGGCAAGCCAATCTACATAGCGGCTCCACAAGTCGGTGCAAGACAACGCCACCGTCCCACTTGACAGGACGATTCGTTTTCCGGGACCGTCGAAGGTATAGGCCACCGTCGCTCCTTACGGGTTCACGTAGCCACGGTCAGCCTCGGCAGCAAAGCTGATGTTCTGCCCCACCGCTCGCGTCAAGGTGTAGGTCACGAAACGGGGCTTGGTGCTGCCTTTCTTCAGGGCAAAGATTTTCAGCGCCACGTCCGTCCCTGCGGTGCCAGCGCCGCGCTGCACGTTGGCGTCGTAGGCATAGTCAAAACTAACGCTGGCCGCACTGATGGTGCCTGCAATGTCCACTGCGTCCTTGTCCTGCACTGTCAAGGCGCTGGCTTCACCAAAGTTGTTACCTGCCGTGGCACCACTGGCAAAGTAAGCCCGGAAAACGCCGCCCACGAACGAGGCGTCAAATACCAGCGAGCCAGCCGCTGTGAACGGAAAGGTGCGGGTGGTGCCACTGTCGTCAATGAAAACGATACGGTTGATGTCGTTGGCGTTGAAGCCGTCAATGAAGCCGTTGACGTACAGCGTATCGCCCACAAAATACATCAGTGAGGCAGCCGTCTTACCCACCACAGCCCCCGCCGTGCCGCCGACATTAATGTCAGTAGCTTGACGCAGCAGGTACTGGGCCTTAGTGTAAATCTGCTCTGCCGTGGCGTTGTTGCCAGTGATGATGCGCGAAAACGTGCGGTTGACACCACCAATGCTGCGCGTTTGCCCGGTGCTGTAATATGCCACCGTCACGCCGCTGTAAGGCGCTGCCAGTACGCCGGTATCGTCAGCAGTGACTTTGGTGTCAGCCGCCACGTTGATCGCAAAGCCGATTTTGTAGGCCCCGGTCTGTGTCTCAAACACATCAGCCAGCACAGTGTCATCAAAGGTGTAGCCCTGCTGCCTACAAAAGATTTTGAAATACGTCTTGGCTGCACCATCGACCCGGATGGCCTCATTGGGCGCATCCAAGTAGGTGAAGTTGACCGGCACACCGCCCGACACCTTCTGGTAGTACAACTGGCTGCCAACAGGCTGACCAGACGCCCCCACCACCGCACCCACGTACTCGCGGTTGACAGCACCGGCTGCGCTGTATTCCGTCCAGCCAATGTTACGGATATAAGTGCGCGTAGCATCGTCCCCCGGTGCCCAGCCGTTGTAGTTGGCCCCGTCGTACCCGAAAGCAAACATGCCCGCCCGTGGATCACCGATCACGTAGGCCGGAAAGTCGTATTTGTTGTAGGTGGCAGAGTCCCACAGGTCAATAAATTTTGAGTACAACGCTTGCCCAGTCACGCCATCTTTGGCGGTCAGGTTTCCGGTAGCGGTCAACGTAAATGTTTTGGCCGTGGTGTTGAGGGTTAGCTCAGTGCCAACAACCAGCAAGTCGGGATCGGTGATAAGTGGCATGGTGTCGCTCCTTTAAGCGGGGTTGCTGTAGCCGAGGTCGGTGATTTGGAAAATGGGCAAGGTCTGTGCGCCCATTACAGATGTGTAGTTGAAACGCTGCCAGCGGTAGCCGCGTTTAAGCAAGGTGATATAAATGATGTTGGCACTGGTCAGTCCAAATACGCCCCACGACAAAACCTGATCTGCTGCGCAGTCCTCGATGCCGACAAGCGCCGTACCGTCTGATTTGTAGACGCGAATCTCAGTCCCGGCCTGAACACCGTCAAACGTCACAGTGGTTTGCCCAATCGCCATATCGCTCGGCATAGGCTGCACACCACCCACAAACCGGGTCGCTGTGATGCCGGGCCCATAGATTTGCACCGTGTCACCCACGTTTCGCCCAATCACCCGCACCGCCCCAGCAGATGGCCAAGCGCCCAACCAGCCTAGCGACTTGTGATCGGTGATGGTTCTCACAGTGCGCCCACTCCGCCAATCATGCGCAGCGCCGTGTTGGTTGGCGTCAGGTCTATGGGCGCGTTGGCGTATTGCGGGTCAATCGTCGTATCAAGTGCGGACAGGGCATAGTTGCTGTCGTTGGTATTGCCGTAGAAGTTGTTGCCTGCCACCCTACCGTAATCACGGGCATAACCGGCTGGGGCTGCTAACCAGTAAATGGCGTATTTTCCCGATCCGGTATGGCCAGTAATGACGTTTTGCCCGATGATCGAAGTGGGGTAGGCCACACTGATGCCGTGACCACCATTACCGTGAATTGTGTTGTTTCTGACAGAGGTGAGCGTACCCGACGTCACGGTCGCTCCACCAGTTAGCGTGATGCCATCGCCTACGTTGTTTTGGATAACACTGTTGATTACTGTAATGTTTTTCGGGTCCGCACCAACGCCTGCCGCCCGCTGATCCTTGATGATGCAAGAATCAATGATTTGACCAGCATACCCACCGCCAGCAACAGCAGGACGTGTGCCCGGTGTTTGCGCTCCGGTATTGATGACAGAGCATCTATAAAGAGACGCAGCAGTCACCTGAGTGGCGTCGTTCCCGCCGCTGTCAAAAATACAGTCCTCAGCTGCTGCACCAGAGACCGAGACGATGGCACCCAAGGCGGTTTGTCCGGGTGATGTTTGGATAAAGCTCAGATTCCTTGCAAACCCTCCGGAAAACCCATTTATCAAGACTCCTGGGTGCCCGATCTTTGGCCTGCCGTTGTAGCCAATGATCGTAAGATTTGAGAAGTCCCCATAGGCTGACTCTTGGTAGTCGATGTCGATGGGGTCATTTGCACCTTGCCCTCGAACAAGTATCGTGTTTCCGGCGACGGCAAACGGTCTAACAGATGTCATCTTGGCCATCGCACCACCCACCTTGGCAACCCCGCCAGACGCCGATGCCGTAGCGCAAGCACGATCAAGCACCACACTGTTTCCAGAGGTATAGCCCGTGATGACGTATCGCCCTGCGGTAAACCCCGTCCCGGATGCGATATAGATGCCGTTGCCAACCATTGCGGCTGTAAACCCGCCTACTGCGCTGGTGATCGTGGTGTACGGTGTTGCTGATGCAAGATCAGTCAGCGCCAGTTGCGCGGTGTCCTGCTCTGTGTAGTCAGTGCCAGCACCCACTACGGTGGGGTCAAACAGCCCGCTGCACAGTGTGTTGCTACCGCCAATACGCACCCGCCAAATTGCTCCTGCACTAATTGCCATTTAGATCACCTCCACAGTTGCCGACATTGCCGCGAGGCTGTCCAGCGTTGTCCACTTGCCATCTTCAAACCGCACCGTGCCATCAGGGTCAACGCAGGCTTGGCGCTCAATGCCACCCATGGTGACGCGATGCGTGATGACGAATGCGGGTGTTTCCACTGGCGCTTCAGTGACTGGCTCAGCAATGATTTCAGCAGCGCGGCCCGGCCCGATCAGGCCCACGGCTTCCAGCATCCCCAGCGCGGCGGCAATGTCCGGGTCATCTGAGCGCACTTCGGTGGCCAACTCCAGCAGTTGCATGTAGTCTTCCAGTTCTGGCGATACCTTGGCGGCTTCGCGGATGGCGATACGCTCCGTTTGCGTGAACCGGCGCAGGTACTCCAGCTTCGTCCAGGTCATCGCCACGATGGGCGCATCAATCACGCCGTCCTCGGGTAACTCGGTGTGGTCGTAGTCGCTGAACGGCACGGCCAGATCGTCAATCTGTTCGACTGGTGCCATGGCGGCGTAGCGGGTAATCTCAGCGCCAGTGGCGCGGTGGGTTACTTTGTAGATCATTGGGCGGCTTCGTAGGTGGTGACGGTGCGGCTAAATCGGCGTGCTGATGGTCTCGATCAAATTGCCTTCGGCGTCGACCTTGTGCACCTGGCGCATGGCCTGCTTGGGTGCGCTTTGCACCACCACTTGCGCGGGCGGCACATTGACCACGGGCGCTTGCAGGGTGGCTTCCAGATTCACCAGGTTTTCGGGCAGGTGGGTGTGCTGGTCGCCCTGCTGGATGGTGGTGTCGCCCTGGTGCACGTGCGTGTCGCCCTGGTGGATAGTGACGGCGGGTGGGTTGACGGTGATGCTGGGCGGCGGCGCGCTGGCCAGGCTGTCAACCCGGCGGGCCAGTTGCTCCAGTGCGGCGGCGGTGGCGCGGTCTTTGGCGTCGGCCTGCTCTTTTTTGGCGTCTTCAGCGTCATCGTCATCGGGCTCGGTGGCGGCTTTTTCAGGCTGCACTGGGCTGCCTGCAGGCGGCACATAGATGCCGTCTTTCTTTTCGGCGTTGATTTCCTTGACGCGCTGGTCGTGCTTTTGCTGCCAGTCCACACCGTCAAACGCAATGCTCTCGGCCTGCTTGGTGCTGATGCCCAGGTCCACACGCTTTTGCGCGGCGTCTACCTCTTTGCCGGGGTCGATGCTGCCAGGGCCGTCGCCCGTCCAGATGGCGCTGCACCAGGCGGCGCGCACAATCGGGTCGGCAAAGTAGCCGGGGCAGTTGATGCGCCCGGCGGCCACCTCGTCAGCCAGCCACAGTTCAATCACGGGCTGGCATAGGGTTTTGGCCAGCAGATCGCGCTTGGATCGGAAGGCTTTCCAGGCCATAAGCAACGCGGCGCGCGCGGCGCTGTAGCTGCTTTGGAAGTGCATCACCAGCACTTCAAACGGCATCTCCAACGCCATGCCGATCTGGCGCACCATGGCGGTCCAAAACGGGTCAAAGGCGGGGTTGGGGCGGCCGGGTGTGGGGGTCTCTATGCTCTCACCCGGCAGCAGGTTGATGGCTTTGCCGGATTCCATCTGGCCAGACCATTTGCTGGCCGAGTCCACGATGGCGCCCTGGGCGTCTTCGTCGTACAGCGTGTCAAAGGCCTCGGGGTCCATCTTGACAAAGACGGACATCAGGGCGCTGGTCACAGCGGCGTTCAGCTCGGCGTCTGACCAGGTGCCAAGCTGTTTGAGCGGCTCCAGAATGGGGGCAATCCACGGCACGCCGCGCACTTGGTTGGGGCGCAGCGGCTTGATGATGTGCAGCACATTGCGCCGCCCTGTACCGGCGCCGCGCATGGCCACACGCTGCCAGGTGTTGCCGTTTTTGTTGTGGGCGCCTGGGTGCTTTTTGGCAAAGTGGACGGCGGTTTTTTCGTTGGTGTTGGGGTCCACTTCGATACCGGCCACCAGGGTGTCGGTGTCGGGTTTACCGTCTGGGTTGCAGGCGTGGTCGGCTTCAATCAGCTGCAGGGCCAGCTGCATGCCACGCCCGGCGCGGGGCACGCGCGGGGTGATGACAAAGCAGTCACCGCTTTCCATAAAGCTCCTGAAGCCCAGCTCTTGGATGCCGTAAAAATCCAGCTCGCGCGCCAGGTCACAGTCGGGCGACTCGGCCCAGGCCTCAAAGCGGCGCTTGGTGTCGGCAGACCATTCGGCGGCCTGCTCAGGGCTGAGCTGCAAAAACTTGGCATCGATGGCCGGTGTGTAGGTCAGGCCGGTGCCCACCACGTGGCTGACTTGGGTGTTCAGCGCACCCAGCGCCACCGGGGCATTGCGCATTTGGTCCCGACTGCGGGCACGCAGGGCGGGCAGGTCGCGGATGGTGTCGGTGTTGGGGCTGCCTGCGGTGGGGTTGTAGCGGCTGAGTTGGGCGCGGTCAATGCGTGCGCCGGTGTAGCCACCAGATAGGGCCAGCTGGGCGCGCTGGGTTTGGCGCCGGATGCCAAGGCCCGGCGCAAAGTAGGTGATGGCTTTATCCAGCAGGTTTTGCTGGACCAGGGGGTTGGCGGGTGTAGGCATGGGGCGCTTGGCGGGTTAGCCCGCGATGATGGTGCGGGCGCGGCTGCGGCCACGGGCGGAGACGCTCAAGGTTTTAACGCGGGCGTCCCAGGTGGTGATGCCGTCGCGGATTTGCGCCAGGTCAGCCCGGCGCAGCATGCGGCCCGCTATCTCGTACTGTTGGCCCCCCAAGACGGCGGTTTCTGCGGCCAGGTAGGCATCGAGCTGGGCTTGGGCTTGGGCTAAAGTGATTCCGGCCATGGCGTGGGGGTGGCTCCAGGGGTATTGGTGTGCCTGACTGTCCCAAAAACCCCGGGTTTCAAATAGGGCAAAGTGAAATCAGGCCACCGCCACGTTTTGTCAACTGAACCGCCCGCCCCCGCTTTTCATGATGCGCCACAGGGTGGTTTTGCTGATCTGGTGCTTTTCGATGATCTCGCTGTCGGTCATGCGCGTGAGTCCGTCTTTGAACATGGCCGCGCGCTGCCCAGGTGTGGGACGCTTGGCACCTTTGGGGATGTAAAACCGGCGGCCACCGTATTTGTTTTTCACGTCGTCTTCGATCTGCTTGGCATGTTCAGCGGTGAGGCCAGGCACCAGGGCCAGCGCCACTTGCAGGGTGTAGGCCACCACGTCGGGATCGGGGTCGGTGTTGGGGTGCATGGGCAGAACGTTGTGCATGAATGGTTTAGCGGCGCAAGCCAGCGAGTGAAATTCGGCCATGGCTGACGCGCTTTCCTTGCAGTCCTGCAGGCACCTGTAACGCCGGTTCAGCGTCTGGCTGTTGGATTGGTATTGGGTTGGTAAACAAATCCGTGTTGGATGGCTGAATAGCTGACTCAAGCGCGGCCCAGCGCTTGTCTGTGTAGTTGTGCAAGCCAAGGGAAAATGCGGCGTGCAGGGCGTAGTTACGGCAGTCAAGCACTTCATTGCGCTTGCGCCTGGGCACCCATTTGTAACTTTCGCGGCCATTGATCTTGGCCAGAATGCGCTGCTCTGCGGTCAACTGCTCAAACCATTCGCGCTGCAGGTCTTGAGAAAAGTGCACATAACCAGGGCCAGGCGTGACGATGGCCAACTGGCCAAGCAGCAGGTCTTTGGCGGTATCAACGCCTACGGTCCAAAGCTTGACACCGTTGGGCCACTTTTGGCCGCGCCAGTTGACCTCTTGGCTGCTGCTGGGGCCAAGCACGGGTTTATGGTCTTCTGAGCTGCCTTTGATGGCGCGCAAGCAGGGCAGCGCGTGCTTGTGCCGCCTCACCCAGTCATACACGGCATGGGTCTGGTCACTGGAGTCAATGGTGATGGCACTCAGGCCCAGGCTGCCACCGTGCCAGGCTTGCGGGTAGCGGCGCTGCAGGTGGGTGGTGACAATGTCCCAATCTTCCGGGCTGCTGGGGTTACCTTCGATGATGATGTGGTCCACCACCCACGATTCAAGGCCCCTTCCCCAGGCCCACACGGCCAACTCCCAGCGGTTGCGCTGCACGTCAATGCCAGCAGTCAGCACCAAGCCGCCCACCGGCACAGTGCCCAAGGTGTACGGCTCGGCGCGGGCTTGCAGGGCGTGTTCGTCGCTGCGGTCGCCTTGCAGCTCCCAGGTTTCGCCAAGCGTCTCGTTCACAAACAACTGCATCTGGCCAAAGTCGCCCTTTGCCAAAGCGACGCAAGCTTCCAGGAATTCTTTGACGATGCTGACCCAACTGCGCTGCGGGCTGTAAGCGGCCCAGACGTGGCAGCCCAGCGTGCGTGGCGGGTTGGCCGCCATGCCCGCCGAGGTGCACCAGATGCGGTCAGGGCCGTAGCGCATGCCGGTTTTCTGGCAGACCCAGGCGCCTGTCAGGGGTTGGCCTCCTTTGAGGTAATCGGCCTGGGTGATACTTTCCCGGCAATGCGGGCAGACGTGGCGCACGGTAGTGGGGTCGGAACCATCCCACTTGAAACCGTGGAGCTTGTCCTTACCACCCCACATCAAGGGGTGGTCAAACCCGCAGTGGGGGCAGTCGATGTGAAAGCGCACGTAGCCAGCGGCGTTGTCGATGGCGCGCTCAACGTGGTCAAGGCCTTTGATGCGCGGAGTGGACCCGCCGATGAATTTTGGGTAAGGCGCGCCCTCCAGGCGGCCTTTGGCCAGGCCGCCGGGGTCGCCAGACTTCTCTATTTGCTGGTCGAACGCGCTCCATTCGTCCAGAATTGACACGGCCACGGTGATGCGGCGGTAAGCCCGGGCGGCTTTGCCCCCCAGAAGGTGCAGAGCGCAGTCACGAAACTGCTTGTACTTGATGGTGTCTTCATGGCCACTGCCCTTTTTGCGGGCAGCTTTGATGGCGTCCACCGC